ATTTCTTCATCAGTTAGTGATTGTGCTGCTATTGAAATCTTTTTTAACGCTTCTTTTTCTTCTGTTTCATATTCCTTAAATGTATCCAAATACATCTGCATTTCTTTTTTTAACATTAGTCTTCCTTTTTTATGTAATTATATCAAAAACTATAGAAAGTTTAGGACTTTATTGTATTTATTAAACTTTAAATTATTCATTATATTAAACAATAATTTATTTGTGTCCATTGAAAATTCCAATGTTTCAATTAAATGATTGTTATACTCAAAACCAAGCCCTATCCAATCATCATTTTCTATTTTGTATTTTATTGTTACCTGTTTTCCTGAGTTTTTTATTAACCATTCTTCTAACTCCCTACGTTTCTGCTCTGGTATTTCTATAATTGCCATATTTTACCTTCTTTTCTGTAATTATCTATATCTGGCTTAGAAAAATAAACAGCATACACATTATTACCATCTATAGCAAAAAATCTGTAATTCGGAAATAGATAACCTTTCCACACAACATTATTTTTGTCTTTTATTTTACATAATTCTGGGGCGTAATTCTCATAAATTTTCTGTGATAAGAATGTAGAAAAATGTTTAGTAAATTTAACATCCTCTACAGTATCCCTGTAATAAGATATAATTTCTTTTATTACTGGGATTGGCAACTTAGATATAGGTGATTTATTCCATCTATCAAATGCATTTTTTTTAGACCCCCTATTAGTTTTGTCTTTGTTATAAAACTCCCATATCTCTTCAAATTTCTTACTATATTTAGATACTATGTTTACAAGTTCATCAGCATTGTTAATCTCTTCTTTGTACAACATTGATACTGATTTCTTATTTATACTATAAACACCTGGTTTATCCATATTTACCAAGTCTATTTCCATTAATCCTTTTACTATGTTGTGTAGTTGATCGTATGTCCAAATGTCTTGTTTTATATCTGACAATTTATCTCCATCGTTTTGGTAAATAAATTGTAACACTATAGACTCATTAACTCCTATTTTTTTTGCTATCTCACCATCAAATACTATTGGGTTTTTAATCATTTACGCTCCTTTCTTTATTTAAAATGCTGGTGGTAAATCATCTAATACAGGCATATCTATCTCTGTTTGTTGAAAAGATTGAACCTCTATCCCCTGTTTTGTTTCTTCATTGGGTTGACTTTCATACTCAATTACATTACTAGGTGATGCCATATATTCTTGAGCAAAATTGTCTCCAACTGTCATTATTGGACCATTAAAACTTAATTCAACAGTACCTGTTTCACCATCCCTTTGTTTTAACATAAGTATCTCCATAGGATTTGGGTGTATCTCTTCTTTTTCTTTACCTTCCTTTACTCTATAATAAGAATCTCTATATAACCCTAAAATTAAATCAGCATCCTCTTCTATTGATCCGGATGCTCTAAGATCAGATAATGTAGGTCTTTTGTTGGGTCTTTGTTCAACATTTCTATTTAACTGAGACAGTAACCATATTTTAACACCTAATCGTTTAGCCAAAGATTTTAATTCTTTTGTTATAAAACCTAATTTCTTATGGTCGTCAGTAATATCCTCTTTAGTTCTTATAAAACCAGCATGATCTATAAAATAATCTTCTATTTTTGGATTCTTTTTATGTATCCTTTCTATTTGCATACATATCGAATGAAGATAGTTAACAGAATCTATGATTTTGAGGCTATCATCCTTTTCTATTAATTTGTTCTTAGTTTCCCTATACTTTACATAATCACTAAATTTACCTCTAACTATCTCTTTCATATGTATTTTACCAAGATGAGATATTGCTCTTCCTATAATTTTCTCTTCAGGCATTTCTAAAGAAAAAATTGTTGCTCCAAATCCTTGAGATACTTTATTTAGTGCTATAGATAACATAAATGCTGTTTTACCCATAGAAGGTCTTGCTCCAATTATAATCAAATCTCCAGGGGAAGTATATATCTTTTTGTCAAGTGATGGTATACCTGTAGCAGTGTTGTTTTCATCAAGTTTTTCAACTTGCTCCTCATAAGACTTTATAATGTCTGATAACGACCTTATTTCTTGCTCATCACTTTCTACTTCTATATTCTTAAATTCAGAATTAATGTTAACAAATTCACCATTTTTTATTTTTTCTTTTATCAAATCTATCTTTGCAAGTATTTTTCTATTGTAAGCAGCCTGTTTTATATTCTTTATATGTATTGGTATAGTTTTCAATACTGCTGGAGCTGTAAACAATATATCTTCTACTTTATTCGAGAATTCATTAAACTCAGCAATAATAACATCAGGAGTTATTTCTTTCTTAGATACATACAAATCAAAAATAAAATCAAATATATTTTTATTTAAATCATTAAAAAAAACATCAGATGTTATTTCTGTTATAACTTCTTCTCTTATTTCTTTGTTATTTATAAGAGTGGAAAGAACCACTCTTTCGCTTACAACATTGTGAATCATTTTCGTCTCCTATTTTTTATCCCTCAAACCCAAATTTTTCATCTATATTGTATTTATACCAATTTGGCATAGATATTATTTTAAACGGTTGTTTAGTTTTATTTTGAAAGTCAACCATTTCATATCCAAACCAATCACCAGTCTCTATACAATATGCATATTCTTCTAACACTTTCCTGCATATTTTATCTGTATAGTAATTAATGTCTTCTTGATTTATAACCAATCCATTAACAAGATATGGTCTTGTTTTTTCAATTGCAACAAATCCAAACATTTTTTTCTTATCTCCACCTAATTCAGCAATTCTAAGATATAACCAACTTTGAATATCATATCCAAATTTAGCAGCACTTCCAGCAAATGCTTCAGGTGAAGCGTCAGTAGTTGTTTTTAAATCTATAACTTTATCTTTTGTGTCCGCATCAACCTTTACTCTCAGAACAACATTAAATTCTTTATCATACACAAACATTGCTCTTTCATTAAAACCACCTCTTAATAACTCTAAGAAGTTATAGTGATTTCTTAAAGATTCTTCCATTCCTATAATGTCTTCCATAGCTGTGCTTTTGATAAGCTCCCTACCATTAGCATCTTCTACATATTTTTTGTATGCAGCACTATTCTTTCTAACTTCACCAGGGTAAATAAAATATTCTTTATCAAATTCTTCTGGCTCAAGTATTTTTTTGTGCACAGCTCTTCCGAAAACTAAAGCATCTCTGCTGCCAGACTCTGGATTATCCTTAAAAGCTTTATATTTTGCAGGAGTATTGTGATAGATAGATTTCATACCACTACTACTTAATCCGGGAGTAATTGGATTGTGATATAAATAATCTTCCAATTTAATCCATTTGTTAAGAGGGATACCTAAATACTCTAATTGTTCAAGTTCACTCATCATATCCCATTCTATTTCACTTATACCAATAAGATTAAGCATGTCTTTTTTTGTATTATTTGCATATACTTCGTCAAATGTTAATTCCATAAATTTTTTTGCCATTTTTAAATCCTTTTTTTTATTTTTTTTATTATTTTTATATTTTATTGTTCTACTGGTTCATATACTATTTCTTCTGCAACATCTTCTTCTTCATCTTCTTCTTGTTTTTTTGTGGGTTTATATTCAGTTTTGTCATTAGCTTTTGCTATATAACAATCTTTTGTTTTTGGATGTAATTTTAAACCTATAGTATTAGCTTGCTCATCAGTTACTTCATCTATATTCACTTTAACATATCCTTTAATTAGCTCGAATTTAATACCTTCTAATGATAAAACCTCAGCTATAGTATACGCTTTTTCTATTTCAGAATTAAGCTCGTTAACAGCATCTTCCATATTCTTCACAGACTCTTCTTTCTCTACATCCTTTAAGTCTTTATAATTTGTATTGTCTAACTCAACAGCTTTACTTATTTCTGTTGGAATAGGTATAAGTTTCATTAGTCTTTTTAGTGGTATTTTCTTCGACATTTCAAGTTCCCATGTTTTCCAAACTGCACCACCTTTGCTTTTACTAGCTCTTTTCGCTGCTTCTATTTCATCTGCATTAGCAAATGCAAAAACAGTTTGTCCATTGGCTAAAACAGCTCTTGCATATGTACCAATAACTTTACCATCTGTTTTAAATGGATTGGCTTTATGTTTAACTGTCATTTTATCCCCATCTATATCAACTTCAAAGAATTCACCTTCCCTTACAATATATGCATCTACTTGTTTCGCTACACCATATTCAATTAATTTTTTAGGCCAGAATGTGTATCTTAATTCAACTTTAACAGATGGTCCATATTTGTAGAAATAGAAATCATCAATTGATGATAGAGTTTTGTCAAACATTAATACCGTCTCTAATATGTTGTAAAAACTATTTACATCCATATTACTATTTGCATTTAATATCTTTTTTGATAAGTAACTTATTTTTAATTCTGTATCGCTATCGTCTTTTAATTTAAAAAAGTTAATTATACTATCAACTGCATAAGGGTTTTGTGTTTTTCTATTCATTTTTTAGTCCTTTTTTTGTTTTTTTTATTTTATATACTCTGGAACATATTTAGGTCTTTTCCCCCTGTTGGCCCACCTATCAAACATATTCTCTGATTGGCTCATCCATTCCAGATTGTTAACAGTAAAGTCCGATCTATTACCATTTTTATGGTTAACAACTAATTTGTTTTTTGGGTCGGGATTTTTTATAAAATGTTCAGCAACAATCCTATGTATTTTTATCTCGTGCTTCTTTCCATTTGACATAAGAGTTACTCTTGGATACCCGAGCCACGTTCTTCCTTTCAGTAACCTACCAGTCTTTTTGTTTCTTATTCCAAGGGTCGGGTGAACTTGATAGTTGTTGAAATTGTTTATATCAACCCATCTTTCAGTTCCATTTATCTCTTGTCCCATCTTGCTTTACCTTCTCTAACATCAACATGCGTTCTACCAATGTATCTTCCTATACCATATTTATTTGGGTATTTGTTTTCAAGATAGTCTGCAACAGGGTCTTGATTGTCTAAATTTGTTACAACAAAATCGCATGCCATTCCTTTTATATGCATAGATGTTTCGACTCCACCAATTTCTCTATTGTGTTTCTGACATCTACATCCAGAATTTATTTTTATTGAAGAATTGAAGTGTGCCCTAACATCTTCCAACACTTCTAACAACTCAGCATCCATAGCACTAAAACCACATCCACATTTGCAAGCAAATTCATGTCTAGCAAAGTTTTGTTTTTTATATTCCATTGTTTTTACCTTTTTGTTTTTTTTAATTATATCATTTTTGGGTTCAAACAATAACATAAAATATGCTTTATATGTATAGATGTTGTATTTTATATAGTTTTTTATTTTTTTATAAATACACTGTAACTCAACGAGACTTCCACCCATTTCTTCTATCTCCTTTTTTTTAAAATAATTTTATCACCCATACATCCTATAATGACCCTATTGTATTCTAAATACTCAACATTACCTTCTGTCCAAATTTTATTTGGTAGTCTACCGTTTAATGTTTTTGTTAAACGATCAAATCCTTTCATTTGCGCCTCCTTTCATATAAGCAAAGAAAAATTTAAGAGATTATGGCCGCTTACGCGACCAAAGATTTCTCCCATTTATATATACCACGATTTACTGAATTTTTCTTACTCTATACTACTTGAAACTAACGTTTGTTTTAAAGTTGTTTTTATATGGTTATTTTTTATTGTTGAGGCATTGTTAGTATCACTAACTGTTGATTTAGTTCTTTTACGTCTAAGCTCGGATACTGTTGTAGAAGAAGAAGCATTTGTTTTGTTTATTTTAGACACAAAATACTTATTAGTATATTTCTTAGAATTGTTTATACTAAACGGTGACTTTATCTTGTCTTTTATAGTTACAAATCCTATAAAGTCTTTATCATCTTGTTTTGATATGTATATATTTTTAACTAATAACTCAAAAGATATATTATTTTCATTACCTTCTATATCTTCTACTACAGCATCTATTGTTTCACTTGTATCACCTGTTTTGTTAATCATAAATAAGCAATATGGCATCATCCCTTTGTAAAACACATCTATCTTTTTATTATTGCTTATAATATAATAACCATCCTTTATTGTTGTTACATTAAGAATATAATAATCATTTATTTTTTTAGAATCATATTCTAATTCAACAACAGAATCCATATTGTAATAATATACAGATATAGATTCTTTGTTTTTCGTCCTGATAAATAAGTTACCAGTAAAGAATGGTTTTAACTGAGAGGTTCTATACATTTTTATAATGTCTTCCTATTCTAATAATACCATGTTTGTCTGCATCAGTAACACAATAGAATATACCATCTTTAGCATATTTCATGTTACCTTTTTTTATAGTTTCATCATTGTCATTTTTTAATTCATAATCAATAACTGTATTTTCATCGTAAGATGGATTATATAATATAGATATATTTCTTGAACTACCTATATTATAAGTTTTTATTAATTTCCCTATTTTTGCTATATATAAACTATTATCTATTTCAGCACTAAAAGATGAAGTGTATATATTATCAACTACATTATCCATTATATTTGTAGTTACTCTAGAGAACTCTCCACTACTATTTATATTGTAAACAACCATAGTTGGTGTATTTTGTGTTTTATTTAAAATACTAACATTTATTTTATCACCTATTTTAAACGATGAATCATCAGCAGAAGTACCATTAACTATTTCTTTACTGAGTATTTTTACATTTCCACCCTTATCTATAAGATAGGCTTCTATTGTGTATTTACCTATTTGAGATAACTTAACAGTAATAGAATTTGTTTCTTTATCTGTCATTTTTTCAAAAATAACATCTGTTTTCATCATCCCATCCACATCTTCTACATCTAATATATTCTGAAAAACATAAGAGTCGAAAGTAACTTTCCATATTATATTGTTTATATTATCATATGTTTCAGAAGTAGTACTTAAATTTATTGTATAACTTTCATCATCTGAATTGTATTCTAAACCTAAATCAGCTTCAATCACATCTGATACAATAAAATTCTTAGCATGTTCTTTTGTTATAGATTCACCATTACTATTAACTCCATTAAAGATTAATTTCAATTCATGTTCAACAAAAGGTTCAACAGAAGATACATTTACATCAATAAGATTATCTATTTCTTTAATAGAATCATATTTTTCACCATCTATATATATATCTATAGATTTCAAATTAAAATTATCAGAAACAAATATAGCAACCGGAATAGTTGGCTTGTAATTATTTTTTCTTAAAATAGAGAAAAATGCATACGAATATTCTATCTTACTTAAAGTTAGATATTCTTTTTCTTCTTGTTTGTTTATTGGGTTTATCTTTACGTCAACATACCCTGTTTCATAATAAGAATCTCTGTATGAGACTTTAAGTTTTATAATTTTTTCTTCATCATCTAATACATTCAACTCACTAAACACAACATCGCTATCATTCAATTTAATGTAAAATGTTCTTTTTATATAAGGATATATAGTTGTACCGTAAAATTCGTTTATCCAATTTTCTTCCACAACTAAATCTTTTAACGTTAAAGATTTTCCTATTTCTACATCATACTTGTTTTTTATGCTAACACGCATATTTCTGAGTGTCTGTCTATCACTACGATAAGATTTTAATTGTATCTCAACACTACCATATGTTTTGAATGGATCAAAATTTAAAGTAGCTGTCCCTATATAATTTTGTAAATTAGAAGTTCGTTTGTTTGTATACACAGCAAACAGTATCTTTGTATCTTTAGCAAATTTATAACAAATATCTTTGCTAAATTTGTATTCCATTGTTTCAGCATCTACATCAATAAATGGCAGTCTATACACATTTTTATCTGGTTCTTTAACATAGGCCGTCAAATATAACTTATAATCTCCAAAATTTTCTCTATCAGAAAAACCTTTTATTTTAACAAATACACTTTTCATATTATTTCCTTTTTTTTTGTTATAATTTTAGTAAATTATATCAAAAACAAGGCTTAAAAAAATGGAAATAATAAAACAATTAAACAGTTTATTGCCAGACAATCTTCATTTTAAGAAAGAGGATGCACCTTTAACAAAAGCAAAACTAAAAAAAAGATTAGTTGAATTTGCTAAACAAAATCCAGAATTATATAAGAAAAACATTCATTTAATAGGTGATTTAGGTGAAGAAGTTGCATATACACATGGCCACCATGTTGGTCTTAATGACTTGTTACACCCAAAAAGAAAAGAAATTAAAAAATTCTTAGAGAAAGAAGATAAAAAACTATCCTTAATGTCTAATGAGAAAAAGAAAGCTAGATTGATAGAATTATTTTCTGATGTTCAAAAAAAGACAATGAGTATAGACAATAATCATTTAGTAGATCAAGGGAATTCAAGAGGTAGAGGTAACCCAGCCACTATAACAAGAACATTAGGTGCACCGATATATACTGTAGATATGAATTCAGAACCATTTCCATTTATGTTAAAGAATTCATTATCAGAAGGATATAGGTCTCACGAAATGTTTGCGGCTGGTTCTCAAGCCAGATATGCGGCAGTTCAAGCTGCAACTTCTACTTCTGAACCTGGTGCTATGGGTAAAGTGCTTGTAGCAAATACAGAACACTTAAAGATATGTTGTAAAGATTGTGGTACAAAAAATGGTATTGAGCATGATATAAATGATGGTTCTATTATCGGAAGATATGAAGCAAGAACAAATAAACTTATAACAAAAGACTATCTAAACCAACTTAAAAAAAGCGGTAAAAAGAAAATTATTGTTAGAGATCCGATAACTTGTGAAGGAAAAGATGGAATATGCCAAATGTGTTACGGTCATGATGGACAAGGAAAACATTTGGATATAGGTATGAATGTAGGTATTCAAGCTGCTCAAACAGTTGCTGAAAAAGCAACGCAGTTGGTATTATCAGCAAAACATGATATCAAAGGTAAATTAAAATCTGTAGTTCCTACTGGGTTCGAAGCTCAAAAAATATTATTAAATACTCCAGAAAATTTTAGAGGTAAAGCAACATTATCATCTACAGATGGAAAAGTAACAAAAATAGATAAACTTAACACTGGTGGATATAATGTTTATATAGCAGACAAAGAACACTATGTTGCGCCTGAAGTAAATGTTAAAGTTAAAGTTGGTGATTTTGTAAACAAGGGAGACAGTGTAAGTACTGGATTACCATCAACAAGAGATGTGATGAAGTATTCTGGTATGAACCAAGCAAGAAAGTTTGTTACTGATAAACTATATGAAGCTAATGGTGGAGATATTGATAAAAGACAATTCTCAATATTAGCAAGAGGTTATTTAGAGTTAGCAAAAAACAAAAATGATGATATGCATCAAATATACAGATATGATGGATTAATTAAAGATACAGAGCTTCCACACACATCAACTATTAGTGTAAAAGACAAACAAATAACTAATAAATATTTAGCAGAACCTTTTTTACATTATTCTGTTGGAACAAAAATAACAGAACCTATTGTAAAAAAAATGAAAGAGCATAAAATAAATGAAATAAAAGTATCTCATTCAGAAGCACCTATTGTTCCTGTATATAAAACATATGAACAAAAACCACTTGCTAATTCTGTTTTATGGCAAAAACTAAATTATAGAGGAATAAAAAAAGGTATTAGTAATGAATTATTGTATAATAAGAAAACAGATAAAAACAAATTATTATCTGATAGAACAAAATATACACTTGGTATATTATAAGGAGAAAACGTGAATGAAAAACTTAAGATATTAATAGAGAAACTTAATGCGACTTGGAGACCAACATTAGCGTGGATAGTAGTTGTATCAACTATGTATGTTTATATATTATTCCCGATAGCATATGCAATAGGTAAAATATATGACATTGATTTAGAGATACCTAAAATCATAATAGATAACTTAAACAACTTATTATTAACAGGTGGTCTTATAGCAGGACTAAGAACAGCTGAAAAATATTTTAATGTAACAGATAAACATTAAAAGGAATTATTATGATATACAAAATAGCTAAAAAATGTATAGATAACAAAACAGATATTGATGTTGAGACTGATATGGAAAAAGAAGGTTATGGTTATTTAAGTCAAAAAAGAGATAGAACACAAAAATCAATGATGAGAATGAGAAGTGGAACTAGAGGAAAATCTATGTTTAGAATGAGTGCAAGAGCAAAAAAAGTAGGTGGTAGAAGGAAATGGTAGTTAAAACAAGGTATATATAAATAGAAGAGAAATCTTTGGTCGCGTAAGCGGCCATAATCTCTTAAATTTTTCTTTGCTTACACTTAAACAACACAAAAGGAGAACATATGAATGAATTTAAAAAAGGCGATAACGTAGAATGCTTAGTAATGGGGAAAGGTATTGTATCGAAAGTAACAGATAGTAATGTATTTGTTGATTTCAATAACAATATTGTTGTATATGGACTAAATGGTGAATTTATAAATACCAAAGGTGAGATGCTAAATAAAACATTGTTTAAAGACTCTGTTTTAATTGTAACAAACAATGTTATATTTGATATAAACAGAACACCAATAAAAAACAAAGATATTGTGTTATATGGAAAAAAAGATAGTGTTGAATTTAATGCAATGATGTATAATAGTGAAAATAATGAGTTAATAGGAAACAATAGAAGTATAGACTTAAATAGAATAAATAAAGATGTCGTTTTATTTAGGTTGCCCGAACAGGAAAATTCATTTTTTGATTCTATAAGAGATAAAGCTTCTAATATTAACAATTCAGAACACATTGAAAATGATGTTATTTGTGATAATAATATAGGAATAGAAACAGAATCTTCTGAAGATATAAATAATGAGAGTGATACAAGTGAAATTATTATAAAAACTGCAGACAATGTTAATGAAGAAAAAGATAATATTTTAGAAGACAATTTAAACAAATCTTTAGAAATATTTATGGATAATGCTGAAATAGTTAGTATAAGCGATACTTCTATAATAAACAAAATAAACAATAATACTATTGTGTTTAATGAAAAGCCGATTACCGGTAATGTTACATTTATGGTAAAAGAAAGTTCCAATATAGAGACATATATAACTTTATCTGGTGTTGGTGAAAATGTTGTAAAGAGAAGTATAGCTAAACAAAATCCAAAAGATTACATAGAAATATTTGATGCTTGGGTTAAAAAAATAAAAGGTTCTACAGAAGATGAGAGTATTACATTGGGTCATGATAAAATTGGATTGAAGATAGAAGATGATAAAATAAGGATATATCTAAAATAACCCATAAGGGTTATTTCTTAAGGATTATATTTATTATCATCTTTATCATCACCAGATTCTGTATCAAATATTTGTTTCCAATATTTATCTAAATTTATACAATCTTTATATAGTGCTTTAACCATATCTTTTGGTTTAAGCCCATCATCAACATACACATCAAGTATAGTGTTAAACGAGCTTTTTTCAGGGTTATCACTATCATAAGTTATTTCTATCTCATTTTGTATCTCATATATTATTTTACTTACAACTTCAGGAAGGTCTTCTATACTTTTAACACCTTCATATACTTTATCAGCAATGTAAGGCATTGAATATTTTAACCAGTTAACAGCTTTTGAAATGTCATTATCCTCTTCTTTGTCTTTTATATTTGAAACTATACTAGACACACTTTCATTATTGAATCTTCTATAAGATTCTATAATTTTTTCTACTTTTTTGTATTCTGCATCTGTCCATTCAAAAGCAGTTTTTATATCAACAACTAACATCTTTTTCTCCTTATATTTAAAATAGATTTAATAATTATATCTTTTTTTAAGGTAAAAAAAAAGTGTGTTTTTTTGTTGTAATTACACTTTAAAAATGTTAAAATTCTAAATGACTAATTTGTCTGCGTTTTTTATTAAAAAAATGACTCGTTTGTCTGCGTTTTTTATTAAAAAAGTGACTCGTTTGTCTGTTTTCATCCTTCATTTGTCCCTTAAATAAGGGATTTGAAAGGGCCGCTAATAATATATAGTAATATAATAATAAAAAGAAAGGGAAAAAAATCACACAAAAAAAGGACAAAAAAATGAACAGAAAAAATACAAATATATCTTTTCTTAAACCTTTCAAGGAAGAAGAGATTGATAGTAGTTTTAAGATAAATATTAAAGAAGACTATTTGATAAAGAAACCAGAGTTATTCTTAAAAATAACAAATAAATTCAATTTCTATTCTTTAATTATGTTCAATATATTAACAACTGAATTAAAGATAGAGAGTAAAATTTACTCTATTGATTTAATGGCTTTAGCTTCTTTATTTAAAAACAAAGTAAAATCTTCTGTAAAAAATAATTTAATAAAATCTCTACATGATATAATAAAAAACTCTTATATTTCATTTAATAATGATTTAGAAGCAAGTTATGTATCTATTATTTCAAAAATATATCTCGATAAAAAAAATAATATTGTTTATTTTAAGATAAACACTGATTTTATTGAATTATATTCAGAATATTCAAAAAGAAAATATCTGTTGTATAATCTAAAAAATATAACAAATTTAAGTTCAGTTTATATGCTTAGATTATATGAAAAAATAAAATATGAATACAGAAAGACTAAAAGTAACAATAAATATGCTTTTATTTGCTCATTACAAGAGATTAGAGAGACTTTAAGCATATCTGATACATATGACTATTATAAAATAAAAAAACGCTTTATATCTAAAGCTATCGATGATTTTGAAGAGTGTACTGATATAAAAATAGAAAGAGTAACTGAAATAAAAGATAAAAATAAAGTAAAGATGCTTGATTTTTATATAAAGTTATCTGATACTAACAACGAACATAGATACAAAGTGATAGATATTATAAGAAACAAATATGCAGGTAATGGTAAGAAATTTATATTTAATTATAATAATAACAAAGAAGTAGTTTTCTATGGTATAGACTCTAAAGGATATATGTTTAAAAAGATAAATTCTGAATATATTGATGTTGATAAGATAGAAAGTTTAAGAGTATTTAAAGCTGTTAATGAATATTATGGAAAAATTGATGAGATAAGGGCATTTATTAATGAAGGTCTATGTTTTGAAGATTTATATCTTAACAATATTTCTTTAATGCATAGAATATATAATTCAATGTTAAAAATAAAGGAGGAAAAACAATGAAAAAGATAATATCAATTTTATTAATTATTGTTTGTAGTTACAGTGCTATGCCTATACAAAGATACAACGGTAATAAAACAAAGATCATAGAAACACATGATGATGCTAATAATTCTATGAAAATCATAATTAAGGGATATAATAAATATTAATTCCCTTTGTTTTTTTTTGCATAAGGAGTAAATATGACATTAAAAAAGATATATAAAGTATCTATCATAGATGGAAAAGGTGAAGAAAAAGTTATACTCTTAACAACAGACTATAAAGAAGCAGTAAAAGCAAAGCATACTATAAAAAATAAGATAGATATAAGTTTTGGACATGAGATTTTTATTGAGAAAATAGAAGCTAGATTCTCAACATTTGTTTCAATGAGGAATCATTTGTGATATAATTTCTTAAATATTCTTAAGGATAGAAAAAATGCAGAAGAATGTAAAATTAGATAAAAACGTTGAAAATGTTATAATGGATGAAAATGTGGTTAAAGAGTTAAACTATTCAGTTAATGGGAATTTTAGAAGTGATACTATATATGATGAAAATGGAGTTCCATTTGTATCATATAATATCGAAACTGATAAAAGAGAAGTAATAAATACAAAGGATTAATATGAGTGTTAATATTAAAATATTAAAGCAAAATGTGTTAGATGAGGCACATAAACAATTAACGGAGAATTATCCAGGATTTGTTCAATTTATAGCTAAATATACTATTTCTGATGTTAATGATGATGGTTCTTCAGCTATAGGTTATTTTATCTTGATTATAGCTGGTAAAAAATTAACAATTCCTATTATTTATAGAGATGGCTCTGTTGATGCTATGTCTTATATAGGTGATGATGAAAGTGGAAGATATTATGCTTTAACAAAAACACTTTATAATAAATTAATAAATAGCATAAGTAATGCTTTAGGCACAGCAATAACAAAGAAAGAATTAAATGATGAGCAAGATAACAATGTTGTTGATAGAGGTATTATAGGTAGCTTATTTGCTACACCAATGACTTTTTCGCCTAAAGTAGCATCATTACTTAGCAAAGAAAGTAGTCACTATATAGACTTTGATGCAGTGAAAAAAGGATTTATGAGAGCAAAATTTAAAAAAGTAGGTCTAATAAAAGAAGCTAGTAATTACAATGATGATTCTATGTTAATGGATATGGCTTATAAAGATAAAAATATAGCTATAAAATTAAATAAACTTGCTTCGGATAATAGATTTAGTAGTCTTTTAGAGAGTATAGGTGTAAATAAAGAAGAGTTAGATTCTATAATTAACTCACACATTCTTTCAAAAATTGCTAATGAAAGAAGTAATAAACCAGTTGTATACACTAAAATAGATGAAACTAAATTACTGCCTATAGAAAAAAGGGCTGAAGCTATTACTAAAATAGCAACACAAGGATTTTATATAAAAAACAAAGACACTCTTACAAAAGAAGCAGAAACTAATACTGAAAAAATAAAACAATTGGTAAGCAGAACAATACTGTCGAGTACTACAGATGTTAATTCTTCTGGTATTTGGACTATGTTTACTAAAGATTTAAAAACAAAAACAGTTATTGTTGCTTCTAACGCTGATTCTGTCCAGTCTACATATCCATATTCTTACCGTGAATCTAAAAAAATTAATAAAGTATTCATGTTTGATGATAACGTTATTAAATCGAACACATCTAATCTTATTGGAGTAAAAAAAGAAAATCATGGAATGGGTTATTTAGATGTGCTAAATATGCATTTAAAAAACAAAGTGTCTGATTTTGAACATGCAGATTTTTTAATTATAGCAAATGATAAAGAGATAATGTATTATGATACTTATAATCTTAATATAACAAAGATAAGAAATAGAATTATTGCTGATATTACTATTAAAACAAATAGTTGGAATAGGATAATAATCACTCCTAATTCAGAAATTAATAGAATTATAATAAATGAAGGCACTATGTATGTTCCAGAATCTAATACATTCTTTGTGAAAAGAAGTGAACAAGGTTTTAAATTAAATAACTTTATGACAGATATGGATTTAGAAAGTATGTTTTTTAATAAAACAGCTTCTATTCATTATTCTGATGATGAAATATTTAGATATAAAGGTTCTGCTCTTAGAGAAAAACAACTTGTTGTTAAATTAGCTCATGAAGGATATACAGAAGATAGTATTAAAAAGATAATAAAAACAGCAAAAGACAACAAGAATATAGAGACACCTTTAATGGCATTAAATCAGCAAACTGCGCAATTAGTAAGTCAAGTTCAAAATCAAAATCTAACAATGCAACAAGTTATAATGTTACTTGGTTCTATTAAAGAGTCTATAGATCAAACAAATCAAGTTTTATTACAACAGGCTGGGGCATTAAATCAAACACAACAAGGTGATGAACAACTTACTCAAACAAATGAAGTTCAAGATAACAATACTGCAACTAACACTAATGATATGTCACAACAAGGACAAAGTTCGCCTGAAGAGCAAATAGCTGTGCTTGCTCAACAGATTGGACAAGACCCTTCTAATTTGATAGCAGAAGCTAAAAAACAGGGTATGTCTATGGATGATTTATTACTTCAATTACAAAATTATGTGGCTCAACAAGGTGCTTCTGCACAACAACAACAAACACAAGACCCTACACAACAACAAGCACAAGACCCATCACAAATGCAAGCACAAGACCCTGCACAACAACAAACACAAGATCCTTCTCAGATGCAAGGTGATGATCAGCAACAACAAGTTCAAACAGATGAAAATGGTTTTATGCCACAAAATATAGATCCAGAAATGCTGGAAACATTAAAAGAATTGGCTGACAAAAAAGTGTTAGAGTCTTCTATAATATCATATTTGTCAACAATAGACACACCTGAATCTACAGTAAAACAGTATATTGAAGAACTTAAAAATGGTGTTAATGGAATGGTTAGAATTCTTATGATTGTTGATTCAAATTATAAGAATATGTTAGATAGTGTTAGTGATAGCGTATTATCGTCTTTCCTAAATAAAGGTAAGTCATTAGCTAAAAAAATGACAGATTTTGTGTTAGAAGTAGAATCTATTTAATAGACTCTCTCTAACTTCTCGCCTTTTTTTGATATAATACACAAAAAAACACATAAGAGGGAATATGCTGATAGAAGAAGTGTCTTTGTTTAACCAATACTATTGTCTAAAAAACAACATATCTGTTCCAACTAAAATAGTAAAAGTTGTTAATGAAATATTAAAAATAAAATGCCCAGAAATTGACAGCAAAAAAAAGAAAGATAGAAGCAAGGCTACTCATTTGGTTGATGAAATTCTATACATAGAAGAAGATGATTTAAATTTCATGTTTACTGCATCAATGTTATTTGTTGGGTATGATATTGAGAAAATAGCAGAATATGTTGGTGTATCAGTTAAGGCAGTAGAATTGTTTAAGCAAATATACTTTGATGTGTCGAAATTTAGAGGAGTTCTAGGAAAAGTTAGTTTTTTTAAAAAAATGCTTTTTTCTGACGAAAGAAATATGCAAGAATTAGGAGTTATATTAAAAGCAGCACATATATTTGGTTCTGATTATATAGAGTGGAAATTCGCATTAAACACATCATATACAACACCTGAGCATGCGGTGAAGAATACATTCAAAGATATGTATTTCAAACATATGGAAAAAAGTTTTAATACAGATGCGAAAGATATAGAAAATCATATAAGAAATGGTAAACAGTTAATTAGTGCTGCTTCAGATATGCAAAAAACAATGCAAACAAATAATGGTTCTGGAATTGATGATATTAAAAAATATCTTGTTGAACTTAATGATGAGGTTATGAATAACTCTACGTGGAGTAGTAGTTTTGAAGTTATTGACCTTAATATGGAAAACTCTAAAAAATAAAACAAAGGAAGAATTATGGTTGAATCTTTTACTAAAATAAATACCAGTATGTATGATAATACTTTTTTAAATAAGTATAATTATTTGTCTTCTGTGTATCAGAATGTACTACCAAACAATATAAAAGAAATATTTAAGTGGACTAGTTTCATTGTTGCTAATGTGCCTACTGTGCAATCAGCTTTAGATAAAATGAGTTCTATTGCTATAACAAGTATAAATTATTTATCAAAAGATTTGGCTGAACTTAACCAAGATGAGGCCATGAATTGGAAGAGTATAGTTGAAAACAAGTTAAATATTAAGCAAGAACTAAAGGAAATAGCATATAATTTTTTATTATATGGTAATCAGTTTGTGTCTATACATTTTCCTGTAGATAGAAAAATTGTATGTAGGAAATGTAGCTCTGTTTTTAAGAGAAAAGAAGTTGAACATGTAAAAATAGAACCTGTAGTAACAGAAGATAAGCAATTATTGTTTAAAGGTAAGTGCCCAGAATGTAGAATGGATGTTGTATTTGATGTTAAAGATGAACAGCATATGGAATTAGATAAGTTAAAGATAATTAAATGGCCGGTAAATAGAATTGAATTGTATGAAGATGAAATAACAGGTGTAAAAACATTTTATTATACTCCTTTGGCTCATGATAAAGAATTGCTAGAAAAAGGCAATAAAGATAAGTTGTTCAATCTACCTAAAGATATAATAATAGCTTCTTTAAAAGAAGGAAAAGTTAAATTTAACGATAATGCTATATATCATATAAGAACAAGAAAATTGAATGCTACAGATACTTCTTGGGGTATGCCTATGCTTACATCAGCTATTCCAGACATGATATCTTTAATGTTATTAAGAAAAACAAACGAAAAAATATATTCTGATATGATGTTACCATTTAGAGGTGTTGTCCCTAGAGTTCAAGGTGTTGATAATAATCCAGCTTATAATTATATAAATGCGGATGATATGAAAAAGAAAATTAATGGTATATTGAAAAGTTGGAAAAAAGACCCAACCGGTATCAAGTTCTTCCCTATTCCACTTGAACCAATAAATTTATTTGGTGAGGGTAAGGCATTAAATTTAGCTGCAGAAATAGATTCATACACAACAATGATTATGCAAGCAGTTGGTGTTCCAGTTGAATTTGTTAAGGGTGGATTATCTTATTCTGGAGCTGGTGCATCATTAAGAGTATTACAAAATCAATTGATGGAATTAACAACATCTCTAGAGTTAGTGGCAAACTTTATAATAAAAAGAGTATCTTCTTATATAAAAAAAGAACCAGTAAGAGTTAAATTAATACCTATAAAACTTATAGATGATATTAGTGATAAACAAAATATGATTGCTATGATGCAAGCAAACAAAGTAAGTAATCACACAGCTCTAAATTTCTTTGATATAGATTATAGAGAAGAGCAACAAAGAATTCTTGAAGAACAAAAAGCAGATATAAGAAGACAATTAGAATTACAAAGATTCCAACAAACAGTGGCTACAGATTTAGAAGATAAAATAAAACAAGAAAGTATGATGCAAAATTCAAGTGCTTGGAATCTTAATCAAAGTGCTATCTTACAAGAAGCTGATGGGTATGTGCAACAATATAGTCAACTTGATCCTGGTTTACTTAAATCTAAAATGGACGAATTAGCAAAAGAAAATCCTGTATTGTATGCTGTTGTTAAATGGAGAATGGAATTTATGAAACAAAAACAAGAAACGGAAGCCAAAAAATCAAGCACAATAACAACAAATACTTGACTTTATGTTGAAAAGATATTAAAATTTAGTTAAAATAATAAAAAAACAAAGGAGAAGTTAATGTTAACTTTAACAAAATTAGCTGGTTACGACCAATATAACTTAGAAGATAAAGTTGCGGAAGCAATGGATTATATGGAATCTCATGGTATAGATGCAATCGGAGGTTTGACTTTATTAGCAAATACAGATGCAAATTTAAATATTGTTGACGAGAAAGTTGCTGCTATAGCAGAAGCTGAATTAAATCCTGAACAAGCTAATGTATTAGCAGAAGTTGCTGAATATTTAGGTGGAGTAGATGAAAAAGTTGCTTCAATTGCTTTAGAAATTAGTGCAAATGCAGAGAATTTAATTGAAAAAGTTGCTGAATATGCAGCATATGTAGAAGAAGCTGGTATGCCATTTGAAGATGCTATGATTCTTGCTAGTGCATCAACTGAAGATGGAGTTGATGAAAAAGTTGCAAATGAAGCTATTGCTGTAGGATATACTGATGAACATTTAGAATTTTCTGAAAAAGTAGCACAAGCTATGTATGAAGACCTAGGTATTACACCTGATGAAGCACTTGTAATTGCAAAAGAAGCAGCTAGTATTAAAGGTTTTGTTGACAGTGCTGTGAAAAAATCTAAAGAAATATACGAGGGTGACCTAAAAAATATGGGAAAAAGAGCTTGGGGAAGCTATAAAGCAGCTATAACAGGAAAGGGAGCAGATAAGGTAAAAAAAAGAATAGAATCTACAAAAGCTATTAGAGAAAAAGCAATACAAAGAGCTAACGAGGAAAGAGAAAAAGGTAAAAAAGCCTATGATGATATGGTAGGGATGGGTAAAAGCAATCCTAAAAAAGCATCTGCATTAGGAAGTAAAGCACAATATAGACACGAACAAGAAGCTAAAAAACATACTGCAGCAGCAAAGAGATTAGAAGAGAGTACTAAGAAAGCAGAAAAATCTCTTAAAAGCATTAAAAGAAGACAAGCTTACGCTATAGGTGGAACAGCAGCTGGAGCTGGAACACTTGGTTATGGAGCATATAGAGGGTTAACTGGAAGAAAAGACGAAAGATAATCTTTCCTCCACCCAGTCCTACAAAGGAGCGTTATGGCTAATAGATTTACAATGGCAGTTAAAGCGTTTCTCGACCCACATAAGCATTTAAAAAATCCAACGGAAATAATGAGTGAGTCAGAAAAAGCACTTATAGCAGATCAAATAGCAGAATCTAGAAAACCTTTACTTAATCAATTAGAGAAACAAAAAAATGAGATTGAAGAAGAAAGGAAGAAGTCTATAAAAAGATTAGGATATGGTACTGTTATAGGTGCTGGTAGCTTATATGCAGGTCAAACTGGATACAAAAAATACAAAGCAAATGAAAGAAAAAAATTAAAAGAATTAAAAGCTGCTAATCAGCTTCCAAATAATTCTTAAACTCTTTCATTCTTTCTTTGTTGTAACTACCTGTTTCTTCTGCTATCTTGATCATCATTTCTAAAAAATTACAAAAATTCTTAACATCTGTTTTTTTTCTAAAACTACTATTGTATGATGTGTGATACATTGTATGATGTCTTTCACATAAACACACACCATTTTCAATTTTATACATGTCATCCTTGAAGTAAGAAGCACTATTTATATGATGTGCGACTCTTTTACTCATACTATCACAAACTAAACATTTTTTATCTCTTCTTATTATCTTTGCTCTCCATATTCTATATTCTTTTGTATGGTGGTAATCAGCCATAATATCTCCTTTTTTAATGGAATTATATCTAAAATAAAGGTATATATATATGAAAGAGGAGTTTTTGCCAACTTCTCGTTTAAAAAAATAAAAAAATAAAAGGAGAAAAAAATGGCAAAGATCATTAACTTATTGAAAAGAGAAGTTAGAGAAGACGGTGTTGTTGGGTTGATTACAGTGATTAGTTTTATTGCTGGGTATCCGGTAATAAAATTAGTGGACAGTTTAAGTTAAAACTGTCTTTTTTTTTGAGTGTGTGCGAGGTAGTGGCGATAAGCAGATAAAAAAATAAAAAGGAGAAAAAATGTTAAACATTATTAAAAGAGCAATCAGCAATGACCCGGCTGATAGATTTATAAATGGCTTAGAGTGGAATGGTTGGGTTTCACAAAAAGCAACAAAAGGGGTTAAAAATTTTAACAAAAAAGCCCAAGAATGGGCTAAGAAAAATGGTGCCAAATTGGTGCCTATAAAATCAAACAAAATGGGCACAGTAATATGTGTCCTTAGGGACGGAAAATTATATGCCCCACGTGATGTTAGGGGCAAATTATTATCAAAGCAGGCTAGACTGCTTAAACAATTAGAAGAAAAACACGGGAAAATCCAACTAAAATAACCCCCGTGTTTTTTTTACTCATTAGGACGAATATCGCGGAAAAAATAGATATTCTGCGGTATATATATATGAATGAGAAGTTTGATAACTTCTCTATATACCCATTAAAAGGACATAGTGTCCAAGTGGCCATAATGGGTGGAGCGGCACATGATGTCATAGTTACTGTCAAGGAAAAGACGTTAAAACCAATTAAGTCGGGACATCTTATAAAACGCGTCCGGTCCAATGTGACCTAAAAATCACTGGGCTAGTGGGCTCTCAACGCTAGTGCCGAAAGGAGAAAGAGAGGATGGTTTCTATTAGAAATCTAACGCCTCACGCTATCACAGTTGATAACGGTGTTAGCTCAAAAGTATATGAGCCTGATGGGCTTGTTGCTAGAGTTATCACTGAATCTACAGTGGTAGGTGAGGTGGACGGTTTCGAAGTAGTGGCTAACACAGTAGTAGGAGACAATCTACCTGCTCCTGTTGATGGTGTTTACCTTATAGTATCAGCGATGGTACTTGGGTTAAGACCTGACAGAGCAGATCTGATTGCTCCTAATACTGGGGCTGCTAAGAGAAACGAAAAAGGGCATATCGTAAGTGTGCCTGGATTCGTTAGATCTTAGTACCTGGTTAGCTAGGACTTCGGGTATGGTAATAATAACAGAGAGGGAGTCATTTCTCTAAAAGTTATTATTACCAGCCGTCAGAGGGTTGGGCACACCACAAATAAAGAAGTGTCAACGAAAGCAACAGTAGTGCGAGTAGTATCAATTGCATCCTGGGAAGATGTAATTGTAAGGTAATTTCTGCCCAGTTTTTTTTTGCTTATTATTAGGACGAATATCGGAAATATATACACATTAATGGTATATATATACGAAAGAGGAGTTTGCCAACTTCTCATTTCAAAAAAAAAATAAAAAAATAAAAGGAGAAAAAAATGGTTAGTTATGTTGAATATAGGGTAGTAAGAGATAGAAAAAACGAGAGTGGTAGAGTGTTAAGCAAGAAAAGTATCAAAGGGACTAAATTTGGTTTCTTTGATAAAAAGGGTAGTAGAGAGGCAGTAGAATTATTTAACTCTCTACCGGTTATGATGCTTGTGAACGAAGAAGATGTTAAAGTGGTTTTTGAAAAACCAAACTTCTTCATCTTCAATATGGAGATCTCTGTGCTAAAAGAGTATGTAGAAAAAGTAGAGAAAAAAGAAAAAATGAGAAAAGAAAAATTAGAAAAAGAAAAAGAAGAAAGAGAAAACATGAAACTGATTGAAAAAAGGGTTAAAGAAATTGAAGATGACCCGAATTTTCAAATAATCCCAGAGTTCAAAAAAGTGTCAAGGAGTTATTTAAGTCTTCAAGTGAAAAAAACACTTGAAGAAAATGGGATCGAGCGTAGAAGTGTTATGTTTGATGAATATGAGTGGGAGGGTCATATCATCAAAATCCCTTATAATGTTATCAGGGGATCATACTTCAAAAACAGAGAGGAATACAGGATAACTGTATATCCGGAAAACCTGTCTCAAAGAATCTCTGATTTAGAAGACCAAATTAAACACGGGCTGCACAGGGAAGTACTTAAAGCCCACAATGATAATAGGAGTGATAGAGAACTAATGTTCTCTGCAGGATTCACTCTTAACCAAGAAGGGAAGAATGTCTATTGGACGGGAGATATTTCTGTGGGGGAAAGCTCTGATGGATACAGAGCTGCAAGGGTTATCGACCAAAGGGTCGGTATACTCGATGCAGTTGATAAACTGTATCCAGGAGAGAGAAATAAGTTTACAGAGGAGGCGAAAAAAGAGCTTGAAAAGCTTAAAAATCAACCACCTCTTAAAGAGTTAGTAATAACTCCAATCCCAGAGGGGTACGAAGTTGTACCTGATTACGATTGGGATAGTGAGCTAAAGAAAGCTCTACTAAACGGAGTAATCTCTTAAACTCTTCCCACTCCCACTCCCTTTTTTTTTGCTTATTATTAGGACGAATATCGCGGAAAAAATTGATATTCCGCGGTATATATATATGAAAGAGAAGTTTGCCAACTTCTCATTTCAAAAAAATAAAATAAAAGGAGAAAAAAATGGCAAAAATAGTAGGGTATAAAGCAAAAGTGTGGAACCAAGAAGCGAAGTTTGGAACTATAGGAGAAGCAAAAAGATATATCCAAAAGATGCTAAGCATCTATGATAACACAGGAATAAATGTAGCTTTAATTAAATGGGAGATAAAACCCATTTACAAATAAAGCGTAAAAATCCTTGCAAAAGGTTGCTATCAAAAATAACCTGATAGTGTAAAAAAGAGGGTAGGTAGTGCGGTTACCTTCAAACCCAGAGGACCGTCGCTCAGCTTCGAGTAGTTAGTAATAATACGGGTCTAAGATCCAGTATTATTACAGAGTATTATGTCAAGGAAAAGACGTTAAAACCCATTGAGCTGCCCCGCATGGGGAGAGATAATGTAAAAGTCAGGTCAACATCTCTCTTACCTAGGAAACAGAGAGACGCTTTTAGAGTGGCGACCTAAAAGTGCTAAGAGCCATGACAAGGAAAAGTCGTTAAAACCCTACATATAGCACGCCCTTCCTAGCGAGGCTACAGCAGGCTATATGGAAGTGAACCAGTCCTAAGCAGCGACTATAAAAGGCTAAATATCGGGGCTTCACACAACCCTTGTCTCAGTTGTGTGTCGTAGAAATGTATGGTTGATAAGGAGAGACAAAAATGTAGACAGCAGGTAACCAGGTGGGGCTGTTCTACGACTCAAGGAAAAGAGGATAAAACCAATAAAATAAAAATTTTAGTCGCGTAAGCGGCTAAAAACCCTTAAATTTTTATTTGCTTATACAAAGATACAAAAGGATAAAAATGAATAACATAAATTTAGATTCATTTGAAATAATTATGTTTAAGATGTTTTTATTTATATTTGCTGTTATTGCGGTAATAAATTTATTTAGATAAAAAAGGAGATAATATGATGTATAAAGACTTAAAGAAGATAATTCCAGATATTACAAAAAAGAAGTACAATGAACTCGGAATATTAATGGTAGGAACTACAATTAATTTTGATATTGTATTTTATGAATGTAAAAAGAAAATAGATTCTTTAAAACGTTTAGAAAAGTGCGTGAGAAAGCTTGTGTGGGAAGATTGTAAATTTAGATTGCAATTATTTGTTTTATTTAATGAAAACATGAGAGATGTAAGAAACAAAATATTAAAAAAGTTAAAGAAAATAAAACATACAGATAAGAGACTAGAAAAAATAAGTTTTGGTGAAGAACAAAATCCATT